CCCAAACCCTTCCCTTACGGGAGAGTCACCCAGCGCTTACGTATATTCGTAACCGCTCTCTGTATGTGACCGAGACTATCCCCTACGAAGTACTCTAAGGGACGGAATCGTGCTACAGTGAAGAATTGTAGCAATACAGAGTTGCTATTCGGTAGGATCCGGGTTGTCTTTCCGCAAGGAACGTCAACACGGACTTCTAGGCGTTGAAGATCGGAGTTCCACCTTCTAGGAAGATGTGTGTTATCTCCGTTCTCAACGTCCCACCAACCGAACGCGCCTGAGTCGATCGGAACATTAGCGAAGGTAAATCGCCTTAGCTGATGCACTCTCGATTTTACGTACTTCGCGGTAGCAAAATAGCCTCGTTTTACGAAGTTATTATGCGAATCCACGCAGGACGCAATCGACTCAGGTCGGGACACTTCAGGGTAGGTCATTGAATACGTTGGGGTTACATCGTTTCCCTCAAACGCATCAAGACCGCAGGACTCACGGAATCTTCCGATTCCGTAAGTCTTCTGCGAATTAACCTTGAGACCAAGGTGACCTAGCAATCCCGTCAGCGTCTCCCATCCATCTAAGGGGACGATGATATCGTCACCAAAGACGCGGACCTCCTGTGAGACCGACTCAATGTTTCTACTAGTTACCTTCATCTGCCTCGAGTAGAGAACAGACGAAATGGCTAGTATAGCAAAGACATAGGTTTGAACAGGAAAGGTTACAGCTGAACCCATGCAAGAAAACTTCCTAAGCATGATATACTTAGGGGATTTCTTATCGATAGCATTCATTAGCCATCGAGTCCTAGAGGAATGGAACGCTTCGAGGAGTGATGAACTCTTTCGAAAAATGCGTTCAATAACCCAGCAGGACAACCGGTCTGATGCAGACGATAAATCTATCGTCGCATGAGACTGATCATGGGAAGCACGTCGAGCAAATTCCTGATTCTCACGCTGGTCACGAAAGTGAATAGCGGAAGAGATAGGGGTATCTGCTAGACGTCGGGAAAGAAAATCCTTGATAATCTGCTGGCACCATTGATGCGCAACGGGCTCCGAGGCTATCAACCTCGGGCCCTTGAGCGTCTTCGGAACAGAGATTAGCTTGGACGGAAACTCACCCTCTCCATAGAGGAGGTGAGAATCCTTCCCGTTGAGGAAGTCCGCCCAGTTAGTGAGATTGGAAAAACCAAACTCGCTCATAGGGAAGACTCGCTCAAGCTTAGCAGGCCAGCTCGGAAAGTCATACTTAAACTGCGTATGACGCTGATCTGCTACAGCACCTGGTCCATGCTTGGCTCGCCACTCGGAAGGTTCGAATCTTCCGATACTGGCGGTGACGACGTCTGCAACCTCTTGGGCGCAGGCGAAGACTCCGTCAGGTAAAGGGGCGAGGGACTCCTCAACATCGGAATAGCCAGCATGGCTAAGCCCGAAAAGAGGAGCAGCACCGTCATTACAACCATCGCTAAGATGGCGATGTGGGTAATGTTCGATGCCGAGCTCGTCGAGTTCCCAACTAAGGGTAGCTCGACGAACTTTCCGGTCGATTTCAAAGAACTCATGTACTTGTTTCCACGTACGTGAGTCGCTGCACTGTACCTTTACCTTCTTAGCTGCATAATACAGCTGGCGAAGATATCGGATACAGTCAACGTCTGAATCGACCCTAAGCACTCCATTATCGTTGAAAACTCTTCGAAGTAGCCCCTTGAAAAGTCTTGGGATTACTACGCCTTTCTTGTACGGCCGTTGACCGGCAATACCAGAAACGGTTAGGAGCTCAAGGGATAGACACCTGTCAAAGTGTTTTCCCATGTCCGGAAGGTCAATCATAAAGAATGACAACCCTCTGGATTCAACGAGTGAGAGCAAGCGAGAAGCATCCCGCTCACAATCAACACGGAGAGAGGGGAAACGCTCAGCGATGTCACTTAACATCGCCGAGTATAGTCCCTGTAGATACAGAGCGTAGCTTTGCATAGTCAGCTCCTTCAGTTAGGGGTTGATCTATCTACGGCTACGTTCACCCATCTCCTAGGAAAGGAGCCTTAGGGCGTCATTGACGCCTTACGACTCCCAGCCCAGCAACTTCGCGGCGATACCACCAGCTTTTACCATGTAAAAGCTCATGGCCTCCGAGACGTCGATGACGTCCGATTGAGTCTCATTAGGATCCGTACGGATCGTCATGATAATCTCAGTCGTACGACCAAGAGGAGCGATCTCAGTCGGCTTCGTGAACCGTTGGAACGTCACGGTGTGACGATCAAACGGCTGCGAACCGGCCTTGACCGAATCCTTAGAGTGACGCACTTTCGCGCGCCACTGAACGGTTGCCTCGTCAAGGAAATATTCCGACGAGTAACCGTCTTGGTTAATCAGCGGCAGGATCTTGGCAGTTCCACCGGAACCGTCAAGAGTCACCGTCAGGGTTGAACCTAGCATTGTATCTACTCCTTAGTGCGTTAAGAACCTCAGCGCGAGAAGCGTTGAAGAGCTAGCGCACCAAGGATCGAGAAATGACGACCCGAGAGAAACGGGATCGTCGCCGTGAGTGATGGACCTGAGACGACGGAGCGATCCTTCGTTTCAGTAATCCTCGATCCATACCCGCCATGAACCTGTAAAACATACTGGTCCGAACGGGTCCAAGCAATCTCTGCTTTCTTATGTGTCATCACACAGACGACACTAGGAGCGCAGGGTAATGCATTATGGTAGGTACCAAGGTACTCTCCCATATTAGCATACCAGTCAATCATCCAGGACCAAGGGACAGCGTCCCATATAGCTTTAGGGTTTACGTTAAGCCCTAAGACTAAGTTCCTGGCTTTTTGATCCATTTGCTTGCGGGAAAGATGGTAACTAGGTAAGGCGGTGGACATCCAACGGACTGTCCCCCACCTCTCCCACAGTATAGACTCTTCAGCCTTTACGGTGAGAGACGGACCAAGTGTATCGATAAAAACCGATGACACTTTGTTGGTCTGAAAGACCCAGCTACCTGGCTTACCCGTTTTAGGGTTAGCCTTTCCGACAGATCGATGCAATCCTCCATTTCCGTTAAACAAATTATCCAGGTCGGTAACTCGATTGTTTACCTTTTCCTGAAAGTTTGTTAACTTACGGAGATCCGAGATAAGGGGAGCCCAACCCATAACGCCAGAGAGATAGTGATTTGCAGCATCCTTAGCGGATGGTGCGTGGCCAATAGGGCCACCACTCTCACCTTTGCCGTATAGCTTGAGCCGACCAATATCCCGAATCATTCCGGGGAGGTCCTTGAGTTCGAATAGGAAGTTCGGGACAGACACGTACGGCCTAGTAGGATTGCTCCTACTAATAGTCGCTGTGGCTACCTCTGCTACCGAAGCGAACCCAGGGGGCGTAAGTCCGAAACCAGGAACCGAAGATGAACCGGTGGGGTAGTTATTTTCCCAACGGTCAACTCGGTTTACTCCGATTATCTCTCCAGTTAAGGGTTGCACACCACTAAGATCAATATGAGTAATATTGAGATTGTGGTCTGGGCCATAACCGGAAGTATCGACACACGTATGCTGTACCCACGGCGAAGCCGCGGGCTGTACAGAATCCGCAATGACGGTACCATTAAACTCTGCATAGCGTTTACCGCCAGCAGGGCGTGAGATAGCCGAAGTTCTGGTTCGAGACATAACGTTGCCATCACAGTGAGGTCACGGGATGTGACGAGCTATCGCTCGAGAGCCCCTCGGAAGAGGGGC